GGACAATTAGAGCATAAGTATCCTGCAGAAGAAGGTGGTATAAAACTATACCCTAGAGAGTGGAAAACCGCCAATACAAAGTATCATAATTTTTTAGATATAAAGTTATCCTACCCTATTATACTAGTAAAAGATATCAATGACTACAGCCAAAGAAATACATATATAGAAGATTATGTTTGGTTAGTAGATTGGGATTATAAAGTAAATCACAATTCCTTTGATTGGGTGCCTAATCCTTTTGAGCAAGATATGATACATACATTTCGTATGCCATACCAACTAACAGAAAAGTACCCACAAGAAATAGGCGGTATAAGACTAGTACCTAAAAAATGGAAAGACGCAGAAATAAAAATACACAAGGACTGCCCTATAGAAGATGAGAACTATGATGTATTTTATACAAACAAAAAGTTTGATGCTGAAACATTTGAATTTTATACAAAAAGATCTGAAACAAATTGGTTTTGGGTTATTGATAGAGATTACGATTTTAATGGAAAACTTCTATATGTTCCTGGAAGTCATGAAAAAGAATATATACATGTTTTTAAATGGGGATTGGAGCATAGATACTTACCAGAAGTAACAGAACTATGGGACGATAGGGTTGCTGGTATATACCTTGTCCATAAAGAGTTTGATTTTACAAAGCAAAAACTACATACAGATATTGTGCCTGTTAGGTATGATATTTTCTTTACAGATAATTTAACTGACTATAATACCTATAGCAGGAAAAGTAGAACAGATGCATTTTGGTTAATAGATTCTGAACACGTTTTATCAGAAACAATTAAATGGGTACCAGAATATAGCGATCAAAAATATATAAATGTTTTTAAGATACCTAAACAATTAGAACATAAGTATCCACGCAGTATTACTAATGTAAGCGATAATAGATGTGGTGGTATTAAATTAGTACCAAATAATTTTAATAAAGAAGAAGTAAAGTATCAAGGTTTACTGACAGACATAGAGATTATAGAGTTTGAAAAATTTAGTAGCGAAGAGGAAGGCAGAACAAATACTAAACATGACTGGTTTTGGGTTATAGACCCAGATGTAACTGTAATAGAAGATTTTAATTTTGATTTTGTACCAGATACATGGGACGACCAAAAGACTCATGTATGGCAAAAGATAAATCCTATTACAAAAAGACAGTATGATTACAGTGGTGTAATGCTATGTCCTAAAGTAGCACAAACAAAAGGCAGACCAAAATATATAAGAGAACCTGCATGTATGCAAAACGAATATCCAGTATATTACTTACAGGCATCTGATTACAAAAATGGCTTACAGAGCGTCTATGAGCGTCTATCAGCACAGTCTGATAGTAATATGTACTGGGTTGTAGATGCTTTTACACAGATAGAACCAGATTTTAAATTTAGTTATTACCCTACACAATGGGATCAAAAGTATATTCATGCATTTCTCAACCAAGACAACGCATATACGAGCGTCAGACTGGTGCCTAAACAGATGTTTTTAAACAATGAATATACAGACAAAGACATAGAAAACAACAGTTTTGAAAACTTAAAACAAATAAATACTATAGCGAGCCTAAGGCCAACATGGCCTGTGATCCACTTGCAAAGTTTAGAAAAGAACGAGTTTATAAACGCAATAAAGGATATAAAAACCCCCTTTGTTTGGACTATAGACCCAGATGTGAAAGTGGATAATAATGTACTCGAACGTGGATATCTGCCTGCAATAACGCAAACTAATAAAGTACATGCATGGCAAAAGCAAAATCCAACCACAAATAAGGTACATGCATACGGAGGCTTACGTCTATGGCCTACTACTAATGATTATTCTGACATAAAATCTGATGACTTAAAATTAAACAGAATAAAAAATATAAATTATGTTAAAGAAATAGGCAGTAAAACTAATACATATGATATTGTATTTTTAAGTTACAAAGAACCTAAAGCAGACAACAAATTTGCTAAACTACAAGACCATCTAAGAAATAACGGATTATTGTTTAACCTTATATGGGTAAGAGATGTTGAAGGCATTTTTAATGCACATAAAATTGCATCTACCAGAGTGCAAAGTAAAATGTTTTGGGTAGTAGATGCTGATGCCGAAATAAAAAAAGATTTTATATTTGATTACATACCAGATGTTTACGATCAAGAAGTTGTACATGTTTGGTCAAGTAAAAATCCTATCACACAAGATGAATATGGATATGGAGGAGTAAAATTATTCCCTACTGAAATGGTAAGAGAAGCCACATCATGGGGATTAGATTTTACAACAGGTCTAAGTTCTAGATTTAAATCTATGCCACAAGTTAGTTGTGTCACTAAATTTAATACTGATGCATTTAGCACTTGGAGGAGTGCTTTCAGAGAGTGTGTTAAACTCACACTTAACGAAGATGCAGAAAGTAAACAACGTTTAGATACTTGGATAAACACTAGGGGCGATGAGGAGTTTACTGCTGAAGCAGTAAGCGGAGCACTAGCGGGGAACCAGTTTGCGGAAGCGAACAAAGATAATCTAGCAAAACTAGATAAAATAAATGACTTTAACTGGATACGACAAAGATATGAAAGCAATAATAACTAGTGGTTGCAGTTTATCTGAACCTAATCATACGGGTACATGGCCAAAGCATTTAAAAGATGCATACAATCCTGAATACATTATTTTATCAGGACAAGGTTCTATAGGTACAGATTTAATATCAAGAAAAGCAATATATTATTGTAACGAAGCATTAAAACTTTACAAAGCAGAAGAAATTTTATGCGTAGTTGCATTTACAACATTACATAGAGCAAGTGGTTTATTTAATGCTCAAGATCCATTACCTACTAAATTAAGGAATCACAAAAATTATATAGAGGATTACGATAGATCTCCAACATGGAACCAACAAGGCTGTTATTTCGATTCATCAACATCAGAAAATACTGGATGGTATTTTTGGAATCTGTGGAGAGATCATGATGACTTTGCGTATTATTTTACATATTACCAAAGTTTTATAAATTTGTTAGAACAATATCTATTTAATATGTTAGCAGTAAAAAACTTTTGTGATGCTAAAGGAATAAAATTTGTTTTTATGTTTGCTGAAGGAGATATTCCAAAAAGTTTGTTTAATAATAGAGAACACTGGGCACTGAATCATATGTTTGATGAAATCTTTAATAATAATCCATACTATTTGAATGAACCAATATCAACTTGGGTCAAACAAAATTTAGGAGATTCTTATATGGGAGACGAACTACACCCTACATGTGAAGGTCATAAAATTTATACGGAAAAAGTTTTAATACCACACCTGGAGAAAAATGGAATATGATAGAACTGAATAGTTGGAATGAAGTAGAAGAATATATAGATAATAGTTTTCTACGAATTCCTCCAAGTTATTTTGAAAGAGCAGTAATGGATAGAAGATATCCACGTGATGCTTTTAGTAAAGGACAGTTAGCAAGTAAAAGTTGGTTGCTTGGTGAACTGTATAAGGTTACACCATTACCTAGCAATACAACTGTAGCATTATTAGGCTGTTGGATAGGCAGTATTGTAGAACCAATGTTAAATGCTTTAACAATAGAACGTATATATGGAATAGATATAGATGCAGAAAGTATTGAGTTAGCAGAAAAGTTTAATCAAAAACATGTAGCAAACAATTGGAAGTTTAAAGGTGTAGTTGCTGATTTAGATTTATTAGATTGTAATCATATGGAATTCGAAACAGGTGGAGAATTAATTAAAGTATCACCTGATATTATAATTAATACAAGTTGCGAACATATGAGTACAAATTGGTTTGAAACTGCAGGTAGTAATCAGTTAATTGTAATGCAAACAAACGATTCAGAAGAGTTTGACGGGCATATAAACGTATGTTATACTGCAGATGAAATGCAGGAAAAATATCCATTAAGTAAAACACATTTTGTTGGCAGTTTAAAAACACCAAGTTATACAAGACACATGCAGATAGGTTATAAATGAAAGTAATAAATTTTTATGGTGGACCAAATAGTGGCAAAAGTACTAAAGCCGCAGGGTTATATTATAAAATGAATATGGCAGGTTATAGTGTTGAACTTAATAATGAGTTTGCAAAAGAATGTGTATGGGAAGATAATGTTCCTATGCTAAAAGATCAATTGTTTATGTTAGCACATCAGCATAGAAAAATACTTAGGCTTGTTGGTAAAGTAGAATATGTTATTACAGACTCTCCTGTAATGTTAAGTGGTATATATAGGGAACTATATGACGGTCCTTTGTATAGCGACTTAATAGATAAACTTGCTCGTGAGTGCTATGACAAATATGAAAACATAAATTTTATGTTAGAAAGACCACCACAGTTTGAACAAACAGGCAGAGCACAAAATTTTGACGAAAGTATAAACATAGACAATGCAATTTTAGAAATGTTTAGAGATGAAGAAATTCCTTTTTTCCAATTAAAGGCTCCTACAATGCAGGAAGATCCTTTTTATGTTGCAGTAGATGTTGCATTTAATTATGTTCAAAAACGTAGTAAAAAATGAAGTTAATTGTAAGTGGTTGTAGTTGGAGCAGTAGAGACAGAACGTCTCCAGGTGTAGAATTTGGGCAACTAATTGCTGATCATTACGGCTGGCAATATCAAAATACTGCTGTTATAAGTGCAAGTAATTTTATTATTAGACTACAAATACAACATGCAATAGAAAACTTAAATCCAGACTTTATAATAATAAACTGGACTAATCCTGCAAGAATAGAGTGGAATTTTGCAGGCAAAGAATACGATCCTTTACAAGGAATAAGGCAAGTAACTTATGCAACAGGCGAACATTCGCCTAACGATGAGCTTCATCCTGCTGGAGAACTAATAGATCCTACAATAGCATTTAGTACATTCCAAAGTTTGTTTTGTGAGGACCTTAGTTTAAGTTTTGAGGAAGTATGTGATGTTTATCCTATAATGTCATCTACATGTAGTGAACAAAATTGGAAAGCATTAAGACATTACTACACAAATTTGTATGATACTGCTTTAGAATGCCACAAGCAAATTTATATAATGCAAAGTGCTATCCACGAGTTAGAATCTAGAGGCATACCTTATTTAATGAGTCCAAACACATTGGATTTTTTACACGATTTACAAACATTACGTGGTGAGACAGATCCACAAAAAATATTAAAGGATAGTTTTTATCCTTTTTGGGATATGATACCTGAGAAAAATAAAATACAAGGTGTTGCAAGTATGCTATCAGAAGTTGATACAAATTTATATGGAGATTATGATAAAAATCCAGGACGATTTCTTAGTAGCCACATATCCCCTCTTGCTCACAAGGCTTATGCAGAAAAATTAATACCCAGTATTAATAATTTGATTGTATAAATCTATAGAATGCCTTCTTGGTAAAGACATTAAAAGGCTTCTGTTATGTATTAATGTCTTATGCATACCCTCTAACATATCTCTAAAATCTGCATGATTTAATGATGCTAATTCTGTAACGATATCTAAAATCATATCAGATCGTTTTAAAAAATCTATTTCTGCATCATAACTTTCGTCCCACCAATTACTAAATGTTTTAAATCCTATGTCTTGTAAGTGTTTTAAACTTCCAGGCATTCCATTTATAATAAACGGCTGTAAACAAGCAATAGGTTTAAATGTTTTTTCATTTATAAACATGTGGTCTTTGTCATAATGGAATAAACTTTCATTTACTACTTGAATATAACTTACTTGTTGTAACTCCCAACCCATTATACTTACTAAATTAGGCACATCTAAATCTAATATTAAATCGTATTCTAAAGGCAACATAGGAATAAGATCAGGATAATCTTGTTGGTAAAAATCTAAATCATATTTGTCTGGCATACCCAACGTACATAGCACATTTTCATTATCTTTAAAATGATCTACAAATCTAAATCTGTTTTCATCAGGACGCCTGTTAAAACTTGCAATTTTATACTCACGTTCTGCAAAAGATTGCTTTGTTTCGAATACCATTACATCACTATTATCTGCAATAGGATGTAAACAAGATCTGCCAACTTCAATAATAAATCTATTAAAATATAAGTCTAAATCATGCCTATTATATGGGTTACCATCAACGTATATATAGGGTTTTTGTATATTATATTTGCTTAAAGTGTTGTTAATCACACTTTTATACATGTCGAACTCATGTTCTATACTGTTATTCCTACTCTCAAAAGTGTAATCAAAGAGCAGTAAACACTTGTCATCTTGTATATCTTGCACTACTTTATCGCTTATATCAAACACATACTCTGCGTCTAACATAGCAGTAAGTATTAAATGGTATATATACTTGCCTGAAATAAAGTTTACATCAGTAGATACAAAGTAATCTGTATTGCCAAAACATCTAGAAAGATTGTCTTCCATAGTAAAACTATTATGCTCGTCATAACCAATATAAATTTTATCCATACATATATTTAAGTAAATATGTATATGAAATTAGTAGTTTGCGGTTGTAGTTGGAGCAGTAGAGATCATGCTTATCCAGATACTGAATTTGGTCATTTTGTGTCTGAGCATTTTGGCTGGGAGTACCAAAATATTGCAAGAGTAGGAGGCAGTAACTTTGCAATACGTTTGCAAATAGACTATGCAATAAAACATCTTAATCCTGATTTTATAATTGTAAACTGGACTACACCAGATAGGTTTGATTGGAATCATAAAGGCGATTTATACGAACCTGCAAATGGATTAATACACACAGACTATGATGTAGATGATTTTGTTAGTAATGAGTGGAACCATCCGCATTATCCTAAACACAAACCAACAATAATGCATCAAAGTATTACAGGATTAGTTTCATTAGACGATTTTAATAGATCATACGAAGAGGCATGTGTTTGGTGGGATAATTTACCTAAACATATGAATAAGAAGCAATGGGAAACAATGCGACAGTTTTATTTGCATTTATATGATACAGATTTAGAAGCACACAAACAGTATTATATGATGGAAAGTGCTGTTAACCAAATGCAAAGAGCAGATGTACCGTTCCTTTTTTGTCCAAATACGTTTAACTGGAAACAGAATATACAAGAACGTTATAAACTAACTGATCAAGAAAAACACAAATACTATATACACGGTTTAACTTATGATTTTGTGCCTGAAAAGAACTTACAGTTATACACAGGTATTGCAGATGCTTTACAATGGGACTTTGATTTTATGGATGATCCTATTAATCACCCTAATCATAATCATTGTCATCATTTGAGTGCTGATGCACAAAAGAAATGGGCTACTGATATAGCAATACCTAAAATTAAAGATATTCTTTAATATGTTTACAAGTACCTCTAAATGTAAACCCAGGACAAGTACAAGTTTTCTTTTCAGTATCTACTAGATAAACATTGCCTTTAGAACCTGTAACCTTTATAATATGGCTTTCAAGTTCTTCTGGACGTTCACCTATTTTGATAAACTTACGTCTAGATTTACTAAATTGTGTGCTAGGTACATTAAGAACTTGTACTTCAGATTTTTTGTTTGGTTGATAAGCAACTAATTTTCCAGCACTATTAATATGATATATGCCGTTGTTGACTTTGTATTTACCCCAATCAGTTACTTCTTGTAGTATCTCAATCATATGTTACTCCTAACATTTATACTACATATTATAGCATTTTATTAGGATTTGTCAACTAATCTTCTTGGAAATACTTGTCTAAAAGTTTACTGGAATGTTTGGATATTTTGTTTTGGATAACGTCTAACTCAACTAATATTTCAACTTCTTCTACAAGTCTATCTACGTCAGTTTGCTTTAATAACCAATTTAAGTCATCAATTACAACGTTATTTTCTATTACTGATATTTCTGCTTCTGAACCATCATCGTATCTTAATGTAATAAGACTGACAAATTCAGCAGGAATTTCCTGAGTAAATATCTCACTCAGGAATCCATTGATCTTTTTGGATCTGTTTTTCGAACGCCCGAGTACGATAATTCGAGCTGGACCTTTGGCCATTACTACGATGCTTTAGGTGGTCTTCCTGGTCCTTTTTTAGGTGCCAGGCTAGGATCTAATTCGTAAGCCGCCAATTTTTTAGACTCTGCGTCTTCAATCATTGCCTTTGCATCACCTTCTATTAATTCTGCTTGTTGCAGTAATCCTTGTGCTCTGGATTCATTAGATGATTCATCTGCCTGTTGTTCCATAATAACATCAGGGTTTGCTTCAGTATTTAAAGGAGGATTAGAACCATTATCTAACTTCATAATTTCTTTATTTACTTCTGCAAGTGCAATTTTATCAGTAGGCGTAGGTGTTAAGAACACTAACTCACTTGATACTTTAATAAGTTTTTTAGTAAAGTGTAAGTCGTTAAGTACATTACTGCCATCTGTAAATTGTCTTCTGCTTAAAACCTCTGAAATCTCATTTGATTCCTGAGCTTCTAAACTTTGCACAATGTTCATTAAATCATCATGTTTTTGATCTTCTAATGAAGTTGTTTCAACAATTAAGCAATTTTCAGGTTCGTTTGGTACTTCTCTAAAAACTACTACACATGGTTTTTCACCATATTTTCCTACATGTTTTAATACTGCCATTTTATTCTCCTTGTGGAGCCTCTGCTGGTGCTTCTGAATCTTCTTCTGCTTCTGCTTCTGCTTCTTCATTAGCCTTGTTCTGCTCAGCGACAAAGTTTAGGAAAGTACTTAATTTATCAAATACTGCTCCTACCTGTGTGAGCTCATTACCTCTAAAGGCGCCTCTTTGTGATGCAAGGTCTACAATTTGTGCTAATATCTGTAGATCTTGTAAACCAATGCTTTCAGGGACTTCTGTTCCTTCAGCCTCTGGTGCTTCTGTTTCTGCAGGTGCAACATCTTCTACTGCTTCTGCTTCTGGTTGTTTCTTATCAGCCATTTTAAATTTCTCCAATTATAAAAAATTATATACCACTATTTAACACTATACTTAATAGGTGCTTCAAAAAAATGGTCTATTTTGTAGTTTTATTTAATCCATTTGCTATATTATAGTAATGGAAAAAATTCTCCTTATCCATAGGACTTGCAAAGTAAACATATATAGTTTTATGTCCATAAACATCTTCTATATCGTAATAAACCAAGTCTTCAGGGACTTCTTTAAGGTAATCAAGTACCGTATCTAGTAACGAATCTTTTTCAGATATCTTAAAAGAAACGTCTGTTCCTTTTACTTTTGTATCTTTTTCGATTTGTACTCTGACTTTATTTCGCAACATATGGACATATAACTCGTTTCCGTGTAAATTTGCCCAGTCCTCACGAGTAAGAACAGAAGTGTAATTAATCGTCATCTCTAGTATATGGTACTGTGATACCAAATGGTGCTACAGGAGTTTTACCTCCGTAGCCTGAACCATGTACAATAAACAAGGTATCACAATAGTTTTCATCACCCCAACTACCCCAAGGATAGCCGTCAGTAAACATAATGTGTTTCTTAGGAACAATACCTGCTTCTTTCATGTAATCAAATACACAATCAAACTCAGTACCGCCACCGCCTTGAATATCATACTCCATAAACTCTTCCATATTATGAGGTGTAAATGTTACTGGATTATGTACTTCAGTATCAAAACAGAATAAGTGTATTCTAAAGTCGTTATACTGATCCATAATACCTTTAACTTCTGATAAAAAGTCACGTAGCATTTCATCATATATGGAACCTGATACGTCCATGGATATTGCAACATCTATAGTTGTTTCTCTGTCCATTCCTGGCAAGTAAAAACCTTCATTAAGTCCTTTTCTACTAGGATTCATCATAGTGTAATCACTTCTAATAACACTCTGTATTTGCATAGCAATTAGTTGTCTCCAATCTAATTGAGGATTTAATAAATGGTCTAATGCTCTTTTTACACCGCCTGGTAAATTACCGGCACCTGCCGCCTTGGCGGCTTGCATAGTAGCATTTTTAAACTCCTGAGAAATTTGTTCTTTTTCTTCAGCAGTATATTTTGCAGGGCCATCTTTATCGCCACCTTCAGAGTTGGCTTCACCGCCTTGTCCTTGGGCACCTTCGTCGTCTCCTTCTTCTCTGTCTAAATGCATATCAAAGGATTCAACTTCAATTACTCTGCCTTCTTCTTCTGCTTGTTTGAACAAATCATCATAAATTTCTTCTGATACCATACCTCTGTATTTCCAATCAAAACAAATTTGTACTAATTTAATCTCCCCTCCAATTTTAGCATCAATTAAATCAGCATTAATAACATAGTCATTTGCAATATTCCATAATCGAGGGTCTCTGTTACCACGTCTATTGACATCGAAATGGTCATAAACACAATGTAATACTTCGTGTCCTATACCAAATACAATCTCTGCATCGCTAAGAGCGGCAACAAAGTTCCTGTTATAATAAAAGTATCTGCCGTCAGTAGCAAGTGTAGGACACCATTCTGTAGCATCTTTAAATCTAAGCCTAGTAGCCAAGTTACCAAAGAAAGGTGCAGAAATTAACATTTCTATTCTTGCTTTAATAAGTTTATCTTCTATTTGCTCAGATGTTAAATCAGTTGCAGGTATTTCAGTTAGAGCCTTTGCAACTCTATCTTTTGCTGTCTCCTGTCTTGCTTGTTTTGTATCTGACATTAGTTACTCCTTAATTTAACTATACCATTATTATAGCAAAAAAGTGTTAATTGTCAAGCAGATTTTGTATGTTTTTTCTATTAGTTTCAGCAACTTTTAAAAAAGTTTGATAATTATGCTCTAATCTAGGCTTGAGACTTTCAAATAATTCAGGTAAATGAGCGTCACCTTTATTAACTAGATCTGTTATATTAGATACTATCCATTCTATTCTTTTATGATGATCTGTATAGTTGCAGGTACCAAATAAGTCATCAAAAGTATCGAATCCCCATTCTTTTAGTAGATAATATATATTTGTATCACCTAAAATAATAAAAGGCCTTCTGCCTATAATAGGCTTTAACGTTTTTTCCGTTAAAAATACATTTGTATATGTTGTAGTTTCGCTTACAACGTTAAGAAAGTGATTGTTCCAATTATCCTGATGTCCTAATGAAGTGATATCATTAGTAATACCCACATCTCCTCCTACAGCCTTATCTCCTTCTTTATTTTTTATGTCTTTTGATAATTTAACTAAGTGATCTCCCCCTAAACTAAGATAGCCAAAATTCATAAGATCATGATCTCTAAGTTGATTTACTAGTTCAATTCTATGACGATGAGGTTTCCTGTTAAGGCACATATAATACTTCATAGGTATTTTAATATCGTATGTGTTAAATTCTGTAAATTTGTTTAAATTCTCATATACAAAATCTATCCAAAAACTAAAGTAGTATTTTCCTAAAGTATTGCCAATGTATATAGTATTACATTCACTTAATTTATTATGTAAAAACCCATATCTATTTTCCCTGCCGGGCTCTCCATACTGATTATCCCAATCTGGACCACTGTAAACAAAAACTCGTTTGTTATCTTTTTTACAAGTTTCAATAAAAGCATCAAGTTCGGAGTCATGTTTTGCCCATGTAGTATCAATAAATCCGTCATTATCTGCTAACTGACCTAAAATAATTTTTTTAATTTTAGAATCGTGAATACCTATAATATTAGAAGGCTCTGCGGCTTCTGTGCTAAATCCTTTGTCGTAAATTAGTGGCATAATAATATTTACCTTATAAAGAAAAAAATCCCCCAGTTGCCTGGGGGACCAAACTAGAGATTCTTAGGTAGGGAGTAACATAGGTAGGTCTCTAGTTTTTGAAATTTGCCTCTCCCTTAGGCGATATACTTTGTGTACCTCTCACTAAAAGTTTTGTGAAGTTCTTTATCAAGATCAGTTCTTACATTAAATCTAATCTGATAGTCCTTCATAATTGTCTTAAATAAGAACACAACCATTTCTGGTTCAAAGTTGTCATAACTAAATCTAACAACATTGTTGAGTGCTTTTCTAAACTTGTCGTCAATACCTGAGTCTTTAAACATTTCGTTAAGCTCATATGCAAGTCCAACTACAAGTGAATACTTAGCAGATATTTCTTTAGACAGTTTAGTGTCTAGTTTTTTAACTTCTCCGCCTATAATTTGATCAGGGTTAGGAAGTTTAGAAGCAATCTTTCTGTGTTCTACAAACTTAATTGCCATTCCTTCTCCAATAGCACCTGCTATCTCGGCCTTCTGTTCAAATGCTTCTGCATTGTCGAAGCCATCTGCCGCTAACATTTCACTTACAAAAGTCCAACTTCTTGGTGTTGCAAAAGATTGTGAACTACTTTTTGCATCAAAGTCAAAAAGATCGCCTTTAGAGAAACTTAAATAACCTATTACATCAGGGTGTACACTATTTTGCATAGCCCATTGTGACCAGTCTTCAAAGTTTACTTCCATATTAATATGTCTAAACCTGTTAGCCAACGGTGCCGGCATTCTATATGTAACACCTCTGTCAGTCTCTCTATTACCTGCGGCAATAATTCTAACATTATCAGGTAATTTGTATTGTCCAATTCTTCTGTTCAATACTAATTGATAAGCCGCCGCCTGTACACTAGGAGGTGCTGAGTTAAGTTCGTCCAAAAACAATACCACATTGTCATATGAAGCGGCAAGGTCTTGACTAGGCAAGTCACTTGGTGGGCTCCATTCCATTTGATTTGTTTCAGGGTTTCTAAAAGGGTACCCTCTTAGATCTGTTGGCTCTAATAATGCCAACCTCATATCAATCATTAAAGCATTGCCTAGTTCACCTTCGTCAACTAGTCCTTGCACTAATTCTGATTTACCAATTCCAGGTGCTCCCCAGATAAAAATTGGTCTATTAACCTTTAAAGCCCTTAAAATAATTGGCTTTACTGATTTTGCTCTTACGTTTAATGTTTCCATATTAGTTACTCCTTAATTTAACCTATACAAATAGTATAACAAAAAAATGATCTAAGTCAAGCCTTATTTTTGAAAAGTTTAGAAAAAATTTCTTCTTGCTCTTCTCTGCTGTAAGGTTGCTCATTAAATGCTAATTTTTCTTCTGTGTTTATTTGTGCCCACAATGAAAAATTACTTTCAAATGACATTGAACCGTCATATGTGAATTTATATCTCCCTGCGTCTACAATACCCATATTTTACTCCTTTATTAAATATTCCACTATTATAATACAAAAATTAATTTTGTCAAGCCAAAAAAAAGGGCACTAAAAAGTACCCTTTTATATTAAGTATTATCTAAGATTAGACAGTACCGTTAGCCATTGCTTTGTAACCAGCGGCAATTATAGCTCTTGAAGGTGTACCTAAACGGTAAACATTTCTGCTTCTGCCTTTTGTGTCAGTTACAGTATTAAGATAGATTGAAAAACCTTTAAATCTTAATGCTTGGATAACTGCCTGTGGGTTACCTGCTCCGAATTGAGCTCTTAGTTGAGCAGAACTTAAAGTTCTACCTGACTGTAGTGCTGATAGCACTTTGGCTTCTTTAGTAGTAGTTGTTGTCATATGACTTCTCCTATTTTTACTTACTTATTTGAAAACCTAGTATTATTACTAGATATGTCAACTATTATACACTAAAACAGGATATTGTCAAGCATTAAAATTAAAAATTGGTAATTTTTGGTATATACCTAAATCTTGACCCAAATAATTTTGTATATCATTATACAGGTCTTTGTCTGAATGTATAATATTATGAATATATTGTTTATCTTTATTAGGATTGTCGTTAAAATAAACATCATTAATGTTTATTGGATTATACCCTAATTGGCTTAATAATATACCTATATCTCTAAAATTTATAAAAGTTATATTTGTATGGTCTTCAGGTATAAAAGAATAAGATTTTATTGTATGGCCGTCAAAATCCCAATTATTTTTTTGAGAGTAATAACATTCATAAAAAGCATCATGTAAAGACATCTTACTTATTCTAGTATATAAATCCTGATACTCAGGTGTTTTGTTATTCTGATGAGAGCGATAATACAACGTGCAAAATCCTGAAATAAATCTGTCTAAAGGGTATCTTACTGATATATAATGCTTATCAGGGTTTGTATATGTATCTCTAGATATGTCTGAGTATTCTCCACACAATGATTCCATAAAAGTTGTTCCTGTTTTAGCAAAAGTGGATATTTGTATGTTTTGATTGTTTATCTTAAATGTTTTATTCATATTACATCTATAAAAGCAGATATATCTGAACCGTTAAGTTTAAACCATGCAGAGTCTTCTTGATCGTAAAATACCATTTTTTTCTTAGTAAAATAATAAGGCCATTTCATTTGCTTGTCTAAGACTAGATACATTTTAGGAGTCGGATTTACACTATGACTATAATCATATGCAGTAAATTGCCTTTTTAATAACTCATTGCCTAAGTGTGTTAACCTAATACCTTTAGGAACGCCGTTGTCTATTCTGAAGTTATTAAAAATTTTATATGCTATTTCTACTCTACTATCGTCTAAAAACTGCTCATAGAACTTATTCATTTTATTATATCCAGGACGTCTAGATTTACTTTCTAAAAGTCCTTCTTCAATAAAAGTTAAAATTTTATCTAATATTTGATATTGAATGTATTTACTATTTGGTGTCATTTTCAGTAACCACTTTACCTTCGGTAAGCATGACTACTGTAAATAGATCTGTTGAAAAAGTTTTATTTAATCGCTCTGCTAAATTAAAGGCATGCCCACTATTACTAAACGATACTTTTTTATATTTTGGTCCAGGATAGGATACTAGTGTATGTAATGTTCTTAAGTTAATTGGTTTGCCGTCATAGAAAACACTAAAAATAGCATCAGCAGATAGTATTTGCTCTGCTTTATATGTATTTTTATTAACCGCTTCTAGTAATATTTTAGGCTTTGGTCTACTCATATATGTATTCTCCTATACATATATTTATCTTATTTTTAGATTAAAACAGTTGTTTATTTACTTGCTAGTACTAATGCCTTAAACTCTGTAAAGCCGCCTATTTTCTCACCATCAACAATAATTTGTGGGAATGTTCTGGCACCTGGAAATGTTTCCATTAGTGTTTCTCTATCAAAGTCCTCATCTAACATCTTGTAAGTTAGTTCGTGGCCTTCTCTTTCTGCCAATGCTTTTGCTTGAACGCAAAAAGGACATTGTGGTTTGCTATATATTTCTACTTTCATTATTATATTTTTATTCTAGGTGTTAAATCGCATGTTGATTGTATTTCCATACCATTAATTTCTGTATCGAACTCTACTTCCATTCCAGCACTAAGTACTGACGGAGGAGTTGGACTTGTAATATGATGTCTTTTTAAATAGACATTTGATTTACCAGCACTTACTACACCATAATTTCTTCTAGTGTTCCAAAAATTTAATGTACCTGCTCCTGTTTTCATGCCTTTATTTAGTCACATCTATTGATAATTTGCAAATAATAAGGTCTATCTTGCTTTCAAATGACAGTACCATATTTTGTTTTTCAAACCATTTTTCTTCAAGGTAGTTCATATCTGGTTTAGGCTTGAAATGCCAACCCCATCTTTTTTTACAAATATTATCTATATTTGGAATATGATTTATTGACAATCCATATACAGGAGTAATCCAATTGTATTTAAAAATTTTATTGTACCCACAATCTTCAGGTAACTCATAAAGATCACTCATCTGAAAAATTTCCGCCATCTACCCAATCTACATTTGATTGTTTAGAGGGAGAAGATTGCTTTGGAAGACTTTCTAAAATGTCTTTAAGATATTTGACATTTATTGTAAACTCTTGGTGGCCTTGATCTTTTAGATTTTTAAGATGTAAAAGTAGTTTGTCCAGTTCGTTCACTATTTTTCCTTTCTTTATTAATCTTTTTAAGGATTATTTTACATTCTTGTTCAGTTTTAAAAGGACCTCTAAATCCATATTTTATAAGTGTACTATATTTAGGACCATGCCCATGTTTCCAACACTTATCAAAGTTAATGCAATACCAACCTGCGGCATAGTATATATCACTATCAGGTGTTTTAGTATATAGTGGAACATCTGGATCATAGTTAGGCTCTGTAGGATCTAAAGGATAAGGTGTTTCATAATCTATAAGGTGTCCCTTAATATAAAATGCTTCTGGCTCTGTGGTAGATGTAGTAATTTGCTCTTGGAATATATCTGTATTACCAAAGTACTCCTCTACGTCTTCTTCGTTGTCTAAAGAGACCATTTCTTTACCATTAATATAAAAGTAATGGTTTTGCACATCTTTATTTAAAATGCCTAACTTATTTTTACCTTGTCTTACAAGCCATGCTACATCAGATATCTGTTGTAGTGTTGCTTTTCCTTTATCTTTTACCATGCTTTATTCTCCTTGTTTCCATAGTCTTCATCCTTACCAATTACAACTCCACCTATGGAATAAAGTTGTTTATTTGGTTCTCCTTTATTATTTTTAAATAATTCAGGACAAACATCTCTTCTCATTTGCCTATATACTTTATCCTGATCAGGACTAGTATATATCCAATACGGTTTTTTAGGCCAATCCAAACAAATTCTTTTCATTGCTTCTTCTACAGGATCAGGCTTTGCCATTCATAAACTCCGCATAGTCTCCTGGATTCTGGCTCATACGTTCTAAGTTCCATTTAGCACAAAACTTCATAAAATATATTCCAACCTGTTGTTTTGGCTCTTGTACTTTTGCCTCATCTATTCTTGCTTTGCACTCTGCTTTAACTTCGTCAGGTTGCATAGTTAAGTCTATTAAAATCTTATTGCGTTCAAAATCATCTTTAACTCTATGTTCTTCTTCCTCATGATCTACCCAACGTTGTAGCATAAAGTTGTTATAATTATAACCGCCTGTGTGTCTATCTTCATATGCTTCTGTAATTCCTGTCTTGTTTTTAGTACCTTTTAGTCTAGCACCAGGATATGCACTAAACACATTATCACTGCTGTCTCCTCTAACACACTTTTCAAACAATACCCATTCAGGAACAACCGGAGTTTTTACTTCACTAGTCTTTTTATCTATAACCCATTCTCCTGTCTTTGCATTTTTAAACCCTTCAAGACTAACTATTTGATCTGTTGTGCCGTTATACTGCGTGACATTAGGTGCTAAGAGCTGATAAAAGTCACTATCTGTACTAATTATAACATGGTTGTCTTCAGGATGTTGTTGTATCCATGTAGCAATTAAGTCATCTGCTTCTGCATTAGGCTGTTGTATTACACTACAATTTGTACGTTTATCTAAAAACTCTACCATGTCATTGTAAGACTCAAAAAACAATTCGTCATCTTCTTGTTCTCTGACACTTCTTTTATCCATTGTAACTTTTCTGTTTGCTTTGTAAGGCGTATAAAAGTCCTTACGCCATGAACGACCTTCTAAACACATAACAACATGATCACCATCAAAGTCTTTCCAAACTTTTTTAATACTGTTAAACATAATATGCATTGCCATACCAACACGCATGTCAATATCTCTACCGCCACCAACGTGTTTAGCACGGAAGAACATGTTTAAACTATCTACTAATATGTATGTCTTTTTACTCATTGTTAAATCCTAAGTCGTCGTTTATTATAGCATCAAAAGGCGATTCTTTCAAGTTTTTTTCACGACTTTGTTCAAAGTCTCTAGTAAGGTCATATTTTAGATGTTTTCTAAAATTAGCCAAAATATATTCTATCTCAGCAGGTGTAAACTCTGCTAATTGAGATTCAACTATTGGCTCTATTGACTTAACTAGGATTGCTAGTTTCGTCTTCGCCTGTGTCTCCATCTGTTCTGATGACATCAGTCTCTCCTTGTTGTAATCCGTAATCTTGATCTGCTAACTCTTGCACTAATACTGTTCTGCAGACATCATTAAACCATTTGTTTACTACTGCTTCATCGTTCTCAGCAGTATAACCGTTCTCATGTAAAAACTTAACAAAATGATCGTTCCAATCTAATTCCATATATCCTGCTTTTGCATTTTCAGGGTTTACTTCTAGTTTAAGAACATTTACATATGGCTCTTCTTTTATCTCAGCAACTTTTTTATCAAATTCATATTTGCCTATTTTGTCATTTTTAAGTTGTACTTCCAATTTAGCAATTTCTTTATCAGTATCATTATCTGCGTCAAGTTCTGCTAATACTTCTTCTAATTCTTCACCCTCATAATAATATTCTGCTTCTGCTACAGCACGAGTCTTACCCTTAAGACCCCAACTAGCAGGCATCATACTAAATGGTAATTTAGTTTTCTTCGACATTATCCGCCTCCTCAATGACTTCATATATTGCTTTTATTCTGCAAGGGAATCCTGATTGGCCAAAACTAATTGGCACAAAGGCATCTCCTTTTCTTAATACAATATTATATTTGCTTACAGAACTAAAACTTTTAAATCCTAAGTTTGTCATAAATGACAATTCAAAACAGTTGTTATAAAAATGTACTTCTACATTCTTATTCTTTAACTTTAAATTTAATGTATTATTTTCTCTATTGTAAGAACTACCTCTAATGTCATTAACTTTAATTCCTTTTATTTCAGTATCTGACTTATAAACTGGAAGTCCATCAAAAGAATGTCCCACAACATCATCTGCTTTTGTTTCATATGCCACTAGCATAAAAAACATTACCATTGCCGCTATTAATAACGGGCTCATATTTTTTATAAAGTTTTTATCGTGTTCGTTCATAATATCTCCTAAGTCCCCCAAGCATTACCAAATAAATTGATATGCAATCTGGGACTAAACTTGTAGCCTGTCTTCATACAGATTTCTGCTACATCTTTTTCTGTTAGTGTTTGTTGTTCTAATGTTGCACCTTCAGGCATTAAAAATACACTATCTATTTTTACACCTGCGTCTTTATATGCACTAACAAATTTATCAACATCTGGTAAGCATAGTTCGTCACGTACTACAAATTTATTATATAAAAAACTATTTTCGACTTCGTTCATTGTTACTAACTGTTCTGGTATTAGTGTGTCTTCTAGCAACTCTCCACTTATAGACAGTTTAGGAGATGTACTCCAAGTAACATGTAAGTCTTTTGCTTCTTCATTAAAATAATTAATTAATTCTGGTGTTACAGCCTTGGAGCCATTTGTTTCAAATGTAACATTTATTAGTCCTACCTCTCTGCACATATTAAGAAGTGCTGGCCAAACACGTTGCCACCCTAGTAGCGGTTCACCACCTGTGATCACCAAGTGTATGTCTTCACCGTGTTGGCCAGTGAAAGTGCCATTAGGTATCAAAGATGTGATGTGATCAAACACTTCATCTGCAGATCGAGTCATTTGCAAATGCTTATATTTCTTCGACCAACTGGCACTAGAATCACACCCAATAGGTGTGACAGGTAATTCTTCAATGCTTTTATAAGCATCTGGGTGTTCTTTATCCGCTTTAGGATCTGTAAAGTAAGGCATTTTATCAGAAGCAATCATTTTACCACGTTCTTGTCCAAAACCTGCACATTCAAAATTGCAACCAAATACACGCAGGAATATACTAGGCACACCAACAAATCTGCCTTCTCCTTGCACACTATAAAATGCTTCGCTATATCTTAATTTAGGTTGCTTCATCCTGTTCCTTCATAAACTCTACAAATAATTCTTCATCAAATTGTTCGTCTGTAATATCCATTATAGCATTATATACTATAAGATGCAAGTCACTACTTTCATAACCTACACTATTATTTAACACATCTTCAAAGGATTCTATTGCACACATACGAAATCCTTTATCATATAGCATATTAAAGTCTGCTTCTTGAGGTAAAAATATTTTACCAAATTGTATAGTTTTAACAAAAAATGTATCAGACATTTGTCTTGTTTCTATAGTAACTTTACCTACTTCGTCACTACCATTATTTAACTCTAAATGGATACCATGATCCAAATTGTCTAAATCAGCAATACAGTCTATACACTCCATAACCTCATCTGGCTTTAATGGATATCTTGAACATATATAATCCATATCCTGTCTGTCACAAACTGCATTAGTAACCTCTCTAACAGGTACTGCATGTCTGCCTAGTACTAAATGGCCATTACGAGTATTAATCATTAGGTTCCGCAAGAATGTTGTTGCTGTAGTTTAATATTATCAAAAAACTCTTTCTTAGTACTTTGATCTTCCATAAATCTACCTTCTAAAACAGTTGTTTGTGTTAAACTGCTATGTGCTAATACACCTCTGTTCTCTACGCAACCATGTGTTGCTTGTATGTATACACCTAAATTTACACTACCTGTTGCTTTTTTAATTTCTCTAGCAATATCATTTGCAAGTTCTTCTTGTAATGTACCACGTCTAGCACACCATTGTGCAATTCTAGTATACTTAGAAAGCCCTATAAGAGTTTCTCCTGCAATAATACCTATGTATGCAGTACCTTTAACTGGCTGATGATGGTGCGAACACATACTTAGTATTTCACTTCTCACAACCAACATGCCTTTATAACCTTCTTCTATATCATTAGGAAATGCTGTAGCATTAGGCATGTTATTGTATCTGCCCCACATAAGCTCATTAATATACATCTTAGCAAGACGTCTAGCAGTACCTTGACTGTTGGGATCATTATACCTATCAATAATTAGTGTGTCTAAAATACCTTCAAAATGCGGAATAAGTTCTTCAATCAACTGTTGATCATCACCTTCATCCATAAACTCAGAAACATTATCACTAGCCCAATACTTATGACCTGCTTCTTTAATTCTTTTAGTTATTTTTTCACTAACTTTCATCTTCCATTTCCTTAATTTTATTTTTTAACTCTTCTATTTCTCTTTTAAGGGTAAGTTTCTCTAACTTTTCCTGCCTAATTTTATCATCACTATCATGATGTTCCCAATGCCTTGTAATTTTCTTATCTAGTTCTCGGTGTATGTCTTCCAAATGTTTTAAATGATTTGTTAGACTTTGTACCGTACTCACTTCCACCACTCCTCATAAGGAAATACAATCCATTTTTCTTCTTCTGGAGTAACTACATTACCTGTAAAACTTACATACTCAAATGCACTACTCTCTTTATCAAATAGTGTAGCATACTTTATGCCTTCATGCAATGCCAATAGGTTATTATTTTCTTGTGAGTCCCATAAGTCAACTACACCTTTAATACCATTTAAAGTATGCCCTGAATCATTTATGTCATCAACAAGTAAAATATCATCACTACTGTATTTAGACAGAATTGTTTCCAACCTAGTGGATTCCTTGATCATTTCATGATCTCTAGTTTGCCATTCAAAGCCATGGAAAGGAACTTCAAAGTAGTGACTTAGCATTACGCCCATTACATAGGCTCCTCTGCCAGGCCCAATTACTACATCAGGTTTAAAGCCACTTACATGGATTTGTCTTGTTATTTCGCTTAAATCTTTTTCAAGATCTGTGTTAGAATAATATAGTTTCGCCATAATAGTATTATAGCAGAAAAGAGTTTGATGTCAAGTTATTTTTTACTTGAGGATTGGTACTCGATTTCTGTCTTTACAATGTCCTCTAAAGAGTTTGCGGGTTCCCAGCCAAACAAATCCATTGCTTTCGAAATGTTTGCATCTGTTTTGGCGGCATCGCCTTCTCTTTTAGGACCGTATTCAACATCAACTGTATTACCAGTTTGTGCTTCTACTTCTGCTATGACTTGTTTGATACTTTTAGGTGAGCCTGCTCCAATGTTAAACACACCACTTTCTCCACCATCAAAAAGATAATGTAGTGATGCCAGATGGGCAGTTGCTATATCTAATACATGAGTATAATCTCTAATACAGGTACCGTCTATTGTGTCGTAATCATCTCCATTAACAACAAACTTTCCTCCATTAAGTGCCTTATCAACTAAAATAGGCATTATGTGTTCTTTTGGATCTAATTGATATCCAAAACCTTCATAACTACCTGCGGCACAAAAGTATCTTAAACTGTTATAATTAAAATCGTGTACTGCTGATAAATCTTCTAATATAGTTTCCACCATTGCTTTAGTTCTACCATAAGGTGTTTTAGGATTTATGTCATCTATTTCTGAGTTAAGTAAGTTGTCTGAATCACCATAAACAGAACTAGAACTACTAAACACAAAGTTTTTAACACCGCCGTCTATTGCATGATTTAATAACTTGATAGAGTTTTCAACATTGTTGGAGTAATATACTTTTGCTTCTGCAATACTTTTAGGTACACTATGATTTGCGGCCAAATGTATAATTGCATCTGGCTTTGTCATTTCTATAACACCTTTAATTTGAGAGTTATTAATATCAAATGGATATTGTGTTACACCTTCTATAGTTCTTTTTACTCTATCAACATTTATAACATTAAAACCAGAGGCTACAAGTAACTTACAGGTTACACCACCTATAAAGCCACTACCTCCTGTTACAAGTATTGTTTTATCTTCGTTACTGCTCATACAGGTTCTCCTGTCTTATCTCCTTCTCCAAACCAAGTTATCATAACTTTGTCTGTGTCTAAGACTATTTGTTGCTCTTGATAATTGTTTATCGCATCGCAAACCATATCCACACTTTCATCAAATCTGTCATATAGTTTTACATCTGGATATAATTCAGGATAAACTAATCTGTTAGGTAATACAGGTGTACAACCTAAGTAAACGGCTTCTGCAACACCAAAGCCAAAGTTTTCTTGTAAGGCATAACTTACTACTGCCTTACTCCTGCCTAATAAATCATAGTATTCTTCTTTACTATAGTTCATATCTTGTGTCCTGATAAACTCAACATTTTCAGTTATTCTTTCATTAACTTGCTTTGCAAGTTCATTAAATAACCAAGGTTGTTTCTCATCACATATTCTGCCATTAAAGACAACAATGTTTTTCTTTGTTTGTCCTTTGTGAGGATCTAAACCACTATAGTCTACAGGTAAACCAGATACAACTAGTTTATTAGGATCTATCATTCTTTTCTTTATAATATCATTTTTAATAAAATTACTTGCACAATAAATTGTGTCGCTAATATCAAAAATAATATCTTCAAAGTTCTTTGCCCAACGTTCCATGTCGCGAACAAAATCAGTATCTGTAAAACTACCTGCATGTATTAAGCCTGTAATTTTAAGATTATCCATTTTATTAAAGTATTTCATATATGCAATACTTTCTATTCCTGGGAACCAAATATCACTAAAAAACAAAGTGTCACCATCTGTAATAACACCACGTTCTATCATATCTGATATTTCTGCAATCTGTAAGGCTTTAAATTTACTTGTAAAAGCAGAATTTAAAAACTGTCCTTCAGGCAATGGAGGAGTATCATAAGTAGGCATAATTTTAATATACTCAATATTTTCACGAACAAGATATTCCTCAATGGCAATATCCATGTGTATTGTGTATCTACCTTCAATATGCTCTAGTGGCACATATATTAACTTACTCATCTCCTAAATCTCCATAGTCAACAACATCAGTAATCTTATCGTCTAAACTTTGTGCAAAGTCGCCTTTCTTATCTGCTTCTTCTTTGCTGATAATATTAGGCTTAGATTCTGTATTACTACTGTCGTTTTGTTTTTCCATTACATTGAGTTTCTTTTATCTTGAATCTCTGTTCGTCTTGTTTTAGCAAGTTTAGTGAATTCCATAAGTGCCTTTCTTGCTCTAGTAGAACTTGCTTTTACACCGTTCTGCTCGAACTTGTCGTGCTCTGCTAAATATGTTTCAAATGCTACTTTTAATTGTAAATGTGTTTCCATTATTTTCTCCTTAATTATTAACTGGATATTCCATTTCGCAACCGTTTTCATTATCTTCGGCTACTGAAATCCTTACATAACGACCTGGATACCTGTTGGTAATCTCTGCCGCTAAATCATCTGCGATCATCTCGCATGACTTGTTATTAAGTTGTACAACGTCTTCGTTGTATAAACTTTCAAGCCATCTCTTAAATTGTATAAACTCAATGTCTCTGTCATCATGAAACACTTCTATCCATACTTTAAAATGGAATATGTGTCTGTGTTTATACCCTAAAAAACTTACGTCATACTCATCACCTGTTGCTGTAGCAGGATTCGTGTCTGCTCCAGGATAAAAATGTATGCCCTCTTTACTAAATGTTATCCAAATACTTCTCATATATTAACTCCCAAAACCTAGTTGGCCTTTAAGCCAAGCATTTAAATCTTCACTCTTTTTCTGTTCTTCTTTACGGTCTTTATCTGCCCAACCACTTTCAATATGTAGTCCTGCTGGCATTTTAGTTGCTTCTTTTACTTCTTTCATAGTATTATTGTAACACCTTGTGTTTGTTTGTCAATATAAAATCTGCCTTCTTCATACTTTATTTACAGTTTATCAAGTTCTTCAATCAGTTCTTCTGGTATTTCTGCACCATTTTTTATGAGAAATTTAAACAGTAAAACTACTAATCCTTGAATATCTTCCTCATATTGAAAATCTCCGTCATATGAGGCAGATGTTTCAATTCCGTCATCGTCTGTTGCTGTAATATCTATTCTCATTCTACTGGCTTATCGCCTCCATCAGAGTATTTAGACCAAGGAATAAAATGCTCTTTGTCTAATACATCTTGTAATTGCATTGACCAAGTACCTTCATTAGTTTGGTCAAACCCTTTATCAGCAATCTTAAATGCTGTATTGAAATTGTATTTAGACGAATTAGGTAAAACAGCAGTTATAACAGGTATAAAATTGCTATAATCATGCAAACCCATTTTAAATATATCTTCACAATACTTAACTTCAAACTCTAATGTTACTTTAACACCGTTATCGCATAAATGTAATAATAGCTCTTCCCAAAGTTTCCATTGATCAAATCTGTCTGGATCAAAGTAACACAAATGTATGTGAGTACATTTTTCATTAAATGCTCTACTTAAAATTTCTTGTACTGGTTGCCAGCCTGCTACAAACAAAGTTTCTTCACCTTGTGCAACTGTATGCTCTACTTCTTTGCCTACAAAGAACTTTACGTCATTAAAATTAGGTTTATCTTTCACTTACTATGCCTCAAAATCTCCAGACATAATGTCATGTGTTTTTGCACTGATGTCATCGTCTGCATCAAATTCTTCTTCCTCAAAAAATGCACCAAATCCTGCATTAGTTTTTGCACCAAAACTTAACTCATCTAATAATTTAATATTATCTTCTATTAATTGATATGGATCAGGACAATTAGGATCTAATACTTCCTGACAAAAACTATCAAAGTATAATGCTTTTGCAGGTACATAAGGACTAAACTCATTGCTCTTACCAGAACTTTTATCACTAATATAATCACTATAGTGTACATTAGTTCTATACTTTTCTACATCTGCTAATCTGTTTGCTTCTTGTACCGCAGTAATATGATTGTAGACACTATGCCCCATATAATATAAGTAACTCTGTGTGTCCCAACTTGTACTATCTGGACCTTTTGCTTTACCGTTTTTGTCTAAGTCTCCTTCTGCCATTGCACAAATATCTCCAACAGTAAGTCTGCTCATAATAGGAGAGTGTGCAAAAGGCATAGGCAAGTCAGAACCTTTAAGTTCCTGATTGTCTATTGCTCTATCCATTAAGTAACTAAACTTTTTAGGATGGAAACTGTTATGTGTATATGTACTACCATATGCACTATTAACAAACGGACTTGCGGCATCCATGCTTAAACATATTTCTGGACTATCATGTTTCCTTAGCATTCTTTGTATGCTAGTTAAGTAACATGCCCAGTCTAATTTACCTGTACCCAGGAAGTGTATCCAACCTTTGTCTTTAAGTAGTCCATCTTCTCTAAGTTTTAAGATACGTCTTAGTGCCATTCTCATATTACGTTTTTGTAAATCAGCAAATGCATATCCTTCCAATGCTAGTTCACTGTTACCACATGCTTCTTGGCAAAACTTAGGATCACTAAAGTGTTTAACTTTTTCATACCACTCATCACATGTAGGCTGATCTACCCCACTCATAACATTTAAGAACTTACACTTACCTGGTGTTCTGTTCTTCATATAGTAGTCTAAGTTATACAAACTAATTGTCATAGTCTGCTCAAATGTTTCTAATCCTGTTTTCTTATTAAAAGGAGGGAAGGCCGCAAAAGGAGGAACGTCAAGTGTCATTGCCCAGTCACATTGTTCTTCCTCCCATTTAAGAATTTTGTCTACAAGTTTTTCCCTTTCAGGATCATTAGGATTAATTGCGTTTTCCCAATCCATTTTAATAACACCTGTAGCAATCTGGAAACCACCTGAGTCTCCTAGTATCATTGTTTTACTTCTGTCTCTGTCAGTAATCATGGGCTCGCCATCTAACTTCTGTAAATCTAGTTGAGCGTGACCGGCCGAATATAATCCCCATGGATAGTGATAATATGTGTCTTTGTCTTTTAGGAAATCCATACCCTCATGGCCTAATTCAAAGCCTTCAGGTATTCTTGGAGCACCTTCATTAATAAGTTTTTCTAATTGCTTGACATAAAAACTACTAATAGCAGGCAGATAGAATGCATAATCTTTTTGTGTCTTTCCTAAATCGTACATAATTTAACTTCTCGCAGGTAATAAGTATGTGTATTTTGCCATTCCGCTATCTACAATAATTTGTAATAAGCCTTGGTCATTGATACTTAATACACAATTTCCAGTATCACTTAACCTTAATATTTTTAATACAATATCTAATGGCCATTTCCAGTCACCTGTAATGCTACCATCAATATCACTATTAATTAAAATTTTTGTTCTGTCACTTACGCCATCACCAATATGGAACCATAAACTAGTACCATCAGTTTTAGGGCTAAAGTTTGCTTCAAAGGCACCCAACACACTATTAAAGTAAGATAAGTCTTTTAAGTTCTTATCACTAGGCACAATATTAAGATCAAACTCAGCACCTTTAAATTTAATTGCTTTAAGTTGTTGATTAATAACATCTGCTAACATAAATCTATAATGTGCATCATTACCATCAGCACTTGTAAATTCTACTTCTACAGGCACAGACTCACCATTACGATCTTGTGTGTTAATTTTTGTATCTGAACCATCACCGTCAAATCCAGGATATTTTAAGTATCCATCTAAAACTTGCATTCTGCTCAACCCAACAGTTGAGTCTACAAATTCTGGATATGGGTTATGTGTTTCCCCTTTAAAAATTACAGTCTTATCTGGGTCTACTGTTTCAACAGTAGTTTTTTCAACATCACCTGTAATCTTTACCATTTCAAATATGCCTAAACCATGTGTATGTTTTAGTACATCTTTCATTATGTCTTTAATTGCCATTCATTTCTCCAAAGATTAATTTATTATTATACATTACTATTTAGAATTGTCAAGATCTTTTTTACCTTTTTTTTCGTTTTTTTTCATTTCTTCCATCGTTCTTATTATATGTGAAGTTAAGTTTCCTACAAATTGTGCTTTCTTTTTTTTCATTAAATCTCAAAAAAATGTGTAAAGGCTTCACTCTGTGTTGTTCTACTTAGATCATATTTCATTGGACCAATAACATTTTCTATCTTTTTATCTAAAACTGTTTCTTCCATTGCCTCTTCATCAAAAGGAAGTTCCTTAAACCATTGTGGTAAATTTAATTCATCTGTAGGATATGCAACACTAGTATAGCCCATGGGATTATTTTTAAGTTTACAAACAACAACTTTCATACCATCTGTAATACTTAAACTATAAGCATCACTATTTGCTTTTTTAAGATTATTCCAATTTATACTAGCTCTTACATGACCAGGAATCATATTACTTTTGCCTTCATTTTTAAGTGAGGTTATTTTATGTAATGTATTTGTTTGTGGTGCTGTGGCTTTTTCTAAGAGCCTTGCTGTGTACATAGTAACGTTATTAGCACGTTTAGGCATACCCTTACCCCAAGGCTGTAAATCTTTAAAATACTTTTTAAATACTTTTATTTTTTCTATAATGTGATCTTCGCCTAAGCCATTTAAACAATCTACTAAAAGTTCTTCTAAAAAGTCTTGTATAAACTCAGGAGTATCAGAACGTTTAATTTCTAAACCCATTGCTTTTAGTTTACCGCCTTCAGGCTGATATCCTTCAATGTCTAAACATAAAATACCATATCGCTTTTTAGTTAAAAACAAACCAGCTCTGCCAACAACTTCTCTACCTGCTTTCATCACTTGTCCTGTTTCTAAAGGAACATTAAACGTATCTTTCAAGTATTGTGGGAACGTATCGCTTACAGTATCAGATACATGATCATATAACTTAATCGCACTATCCATATCTAACTGTTGATCTTTCATTACAGGTGCCGCACTAAAATATACAGAGTCAGTATCACCATAAATTATTGTTTCGCCTTCATAATCATACTCGCCTGTAAACATTCTGTTTGTTTCAGCCGCCATGTGTTTTGTAATAGCTCTGCCTGTTAGTGTTGTACTTTGTCCTATACGTTTATCATAAAATCTACAATGAGGATTAAGTATTGCACCATATAAACTGTTTAACTGGATCTTTTTAACTAACTGTCTTTTATCCCAATAAATTTGTTCTGCGCCTTCTGACTCTTTTTTCTTGGCTTGCATACGTTGTCTGTCAGTATACCAAAACTCTAATAAACCAGGAACAATACCTTGAAAGTCTGTTTTAAATATTGTACCGTTAGCACTAATATTCCACGGTTGCCCACTATTAAAAATTAAATTATAAACATCAGCACCTGTGACTTCATGTGTTCCGCCATCATCCATATCTAAATGCATAACATGATCTACGTCTTTGCTCTTAACAAACTCAAACTCATTTGTGCCAAACTTACCATGCCAACTGTCTGCAAAACTTTTCTTTTCTAATCGCATAGCATTACTAATTTCTTCATCTGTATAATCTAAACGAAGTTGGCCAACAATAGTTTCTGGCGCCATATTAAGTGCCCTAAATACACTAGGGTATAGACTGTTTAAATCCATACTACCTACCCACTCATGATATCCTTTTTTAGGACTTGCCACAAAGGCACCTGCGGCTGTATCACGTTCAGATTCTTTAGGCTTATCAGGAACAACCATATCACGCCTGTGTGCTTCATTAATAATTGCTTGTTCAGTTGTTGCTACTGCTCCCATTGTTGTAGGAATCAATACAGTATTTTCATGTGCAATAAGATTTGCTAAATCTATAAACTGCAACTTCTTGTCCATTTTGTCTAGCAACATAACGTCTTGTATGTTATATTCACAAAACTTTAGGAAGTCATGATTATAAAGTCTATCCAAACTACCTTCATATGGAACTTTCTTCTCACCAACTTCCATCTCACCAATATAGTCTAGTCTGTAACTGTGTCGTTCTTCATAGTTGTATTTCCTATACAGCTCTAAGTAGTCTAAATGTATTCTCCCAACTAAATCATAAGTGTTTACATCTTTACCAAACTTTTCATAACTTCTAGACTTAGGTAGTTTTTTCATTAAACACATACGTCTTGTTTCTGCTTTACCTAATGTTTTAGTAATTCTGTTTATAATATAAGGTATATCATAACCCTCACTATTCCAACCACTTAACACGTCTGCATCTTCAATCATTTCTAAAAATGTATCTAGCATTTCCTTTTCTGTTCTAAACAGCATAACTTCAGGCAGAGGCTTTACAACTTCTTGTGCTTGTTCCCAAGTTAATGTTTTTGGAGGAACTGCTAAACAAACCATGGCATCCATCCATTGTAAATAAACACCTACAGCAGTTATTTGTGTGAAAGGATCATCTGGGCTACTATAACCACGTTGTGGATCAAAGTCTACCTCAATATCTAAAAAGCAAACATTAAGTTTAGGAGGCTCTGCATTAACATACTCTTGTGCTAATACTTTATTAAGTGGCCTTAAGTCACTCTCAAATAGTTTATTGTTATTGTTTATGCCTATGTTCTTTTTAAAGTCTTTTAGGCTTGCACACCTAACTTCTGATACAGGGTCTCCGTATATACTTCTGTGTTTACCTTTGGGATCTGCATAGTAAAAATTATGTACAGGTTGTATTTCTCTTATTACTCGCTTTCCGTCAATACGTTCTACAACTGTAACAACATCTTTGCCTTGCTCATATATTGCGTCTACGTAACTCATATATCTCCGTATGCCCATGCTGTAAGGACATATCTTTCTCCATTTGTAATAGGTTCTACTTTATGTATCCAAGTGCTTGGAAATATAATAGCCTTACCTACAGGCCCATTATATTCTGTAGTAAGACATTTGTCTGCATTTTTAATTAGTATTTTACCACCGTCAAAATTATCATTTAGTAAAATAGACATACTTAACATTCTGACATTTGTTGAGCCTTGAGAGCCAACACCCTCTTTAATTTCTTCGTCCATATGCCAATCTATATGTCCTGTATTTTTGTATCTTTGTATTTTTATACTACACTTACCATCTAAATTAAAATTATAAAATGCATTTGCATTCTCAAAAAACGACATAATTTTATTATGTAATCTATTATTTTTTATTACAGAGTAATCAGATCTTCTTCCCATTTGATCTTTAAATGGAAATGTTTCTGGTATTGCTACATTTGGCTTCCAATCATATTCTTGGCTTAAAATATAGTCAACAATTTCCTTCTCTAATATTAAACTCATAGATGTATTCTCATACTGTAATTATACAGCAAATGTGGAAAAAGTCAATTGATTATAATGTTTTGCCTATAGATTCCAAAATAGTTTCAAGTTCATCAAACTTGTCATATTCTTCTTGGAACTTGGCTTTGTGAGCTATTTTTACTGCCTTCATTAAAACACTAGGTTTAAGGTCCATTTCTTCTGCTATTGCTTTAACAGTTTCACGGAGGCCTGTGTTTAGAGCGTCTACTTCATGGAGAACTTGGTCTCCTTCAGTAACTAGTTTTTTAAGTCTTGCAATTTCTTCTTGGTTAAAAACTTTATTAAATGCCATGTTATGTGTCCTGTATGCCTATATTTATTGTTAATGGTTCTATTATAACAGATCTTCCGGCTGTGTCAACATTTATTTCAAAGACACCTTTAACTCCTGGAAATTGTTGAAATGCAATTACGTTGAGGATAGAACTATCCGTAATTTTTTCTCCGTTACTTTTATTAAAAGCAAGGAATTCTTCGCCATTAAAATGGACTTCTACGATCATTAAACTTCTACTGATGCTTCAAATGTAAATTTTACGTCTGGAAATTCTTTAAATAACTCTTTAGATATTTCATCACCCTCATCTGCATCTATTTCTTCTTCTAGAATGATTTCGTATATAAACATATCACCATCGTCATCTTCGCTAGTGTATGCCATTACTTCTATACCAACTTTTGCTTTTTCTTCATCGTATGCAGTAAGCAATTTAGTTGGTACAACACTTTGCACAATGTCAAAATACACAATAACGTCCTCATCACTGAGTTCTTCTCGTGTCAACATTCTTGCAAAGTGTTTAATAAACATTAAAATATCCAAATAAGAATTGCCATTGTTATCACTCCCTTACTCCAACTGAGCCAAGCGACCTGATACATAGATAAATTATACTTTTCTATAAAGTCTAATGTTCTGTCTTTATGCCATTCTATAAATTCGTTCATAGTTTTTATTGTTTGCTGAAGGCCTTTCCTGCCTCACTAATACCAAATGCACCTAGTGTTACAACAACAAATGATGTGTATATTGTATCGGATATTTTTAAGTCCATATCCCAAAATGCTGTAATTAAATCACATGCACCAAATACAACCATTAGTGTAAAACTTGCAAACCCAATTATTGCCTTCTCATTGATGTCATTTTCATCTCTAAATAATGCACCAAAAGAAAACCTTTCTTGTGGTTTAGCGGCCGCAGTTGCTATCGCTAATTCTTTTCTGAGATTATTCATCTCATTAATCTTGTCTTGTGCCTCATCGACTTTTAAGACAAGCTCTGTATATTTTTCCAAGTCAACGTGTACGTTGCCTTTTCCTTCTACCTCTGCCATAGTATTCTCCTTGTGTGTCTACCATATACTATTTATCAGGTTAAAAAGGAAAACCTCTCTATTCGATCGCTATCTATTAAGAGAGGTTCATTCTAGTCTAATAGTTTTAAAGACGTCTATTAATCGTCTTGCAAATATTGGTTTTTAGTTTAAAGAGTCTCCAACCTCCCGGGCACCCGGGTAACCGCTCTGTTAGTAAAGTTACTTATCCTCTTCAACGAATTTGATTCGATTAACGACAGTCTCAAATCCAGAGTGATATTTACCCTTAGATTGAGACTTCACAAACCCTTCAAGTGTAATCTCTTTACCCAAATCAATTTTTTTATCAGTAAAAAATTTTAAAATATGTTGATTTTTGACACTACAAGTAACAATATAACTCATTGTTCTTGGAATGTATCTAGTAAACTCTACAGTAGCATCAATTCTTTCTCTTTGATGTAATGTTCCAATTTTTTCACTAGTTCTAGAAAGTTCCATTTCTCTGTTAGTCCAAGTATCTTGATCTACTTTGTTTAAGTAAACTTTAGGCAAACTTGCGGCTATACCTAGTTTATCTTTTTCTATAACATCTGAACTAACTAATTTTAATACATTACTCTCAAATTCTGTAAGTGTTCTTTCTAATGCCTTAAAACTTAATCCTGCTAGATATTCTTTTACTTCAGTGGCCTGTGTTTCGTCCTCATCTAAAACTTTAAACTTTTTATCAGTAAAGAAGTAGTTATATAGCATATCGCTATTACACGTTGATTTTTCAAATTTTCTATCGAACCTGACCTGGTCCTTTTTAATAAAGCCACTATTTAATCTATGTGCGGCACAACTAACTGCTAATACTTCGTCTATTGGAAATGTTTGCATTTTTCTACTCCTTTACCTAATTACAGTATATATTATAGCAAATATTTAAACTTTGTCAAGTGTTTATTTTGAGGTAATATATTGATGAATTTGTTCCCAATTCATAACAACTTTACCATCAACTGGAGTATCCATATTATGGCCATGTTCCATAAGTATGCCTTTAAGACCTTGTATTGTGCCTGCTTTTAAGTTTTCTGGTTTGTCTTCTATCCAGTATGCACCAGGATATTTGTACCCATAGTCTGCAAGTATCTCATCTTTGTCTGCACCTGTGTCTAAACATACAACTTCTATAAAGGCATCGCCCATTAGTTTTTTGAGATTTCTTTCTCTTAATGCTTTTGCATATGGATCTAAACTAAGACTAGTAATAGCAATAAACTTGTATCCATACTTCTCATGTAATAAATTTATATACCATTGTGCGTCTCTGAGTGGAGGCAAAAAGCCTATTGCGGCACTTTCGTTAAACTGCTTTATTAAACTACGACTAGTTTGTTTTGTAATGCCGTATCTAGTACCTACATCATAAACATATTGATACCCTTCAGTAAGATTATGCCCGTGATGTTGCATCCAGACATTAAATCCTTCTTCCCAATCTAATACAACACCGTCTATATCAGTTAATATTATTTTATCTTTTTTCATATTATTACCCAAGTTACATGTATATTATACTAAGAATAAAGTATTTGTCAAGTGATTTATGTTAAATAGTTATATGGTTTACACACTACAAGACATGTTATCTGGAGATTGGTTAGAGGGCGAAACACTAACAAGTGGCAACTTTAATAAAAGTTTTATAGACCAATTTATAGACTGCCTTTTAGAATTACATCAGATAGACTTTTTAAAGGCAAAAGAGTATGGCCTTTACAAGTCAGCAACTGATAGAAAAATGCAAACAGTTGTCGACAATTTAGAACCTATAGACAGTTTTACATCAGACGCAATCAGCGAATACAATCAAATAAAACATGACTTATATTATAATACATTATTACATGGAGATATTTGGGCTGGTAATATAATAGTAGATGATCAAGGAAACTTTGCTGGACTTATAGATTGGGACAACAAACAAGTAGGCGATCCACATTGGGATTTGAGAAATATAAGAAGATGGATAGGTTGGAATGGATTGGACAAACTAATAGATAAGTATAATAGCAAGACTGATTTTAAACTAAAAAGAGAATATATAGTAATTTTAGACAAAATATCTATGTGTCATTCCAGACAATTAAATAAGTATCGTAAATCAGTATTTACAGAATATATAAAGAGATATCCAGATGGCTTTTAAAAAATCAATTTTATTCCCAGATCTTTTATTTGAAGGACAACTTGAAGTACCGCAGGAATTAAATAAGCAAATACAAGAAAGTTTAAATAAAAATAAAGACTCAGGTATAACAACAGAAACAGTTTATGGCTGGTTTACTAATAAGCAATTTCCTTGTGAAGGAGTTGTCCCACAAATAGCAAATCTATTAGCATCTAATTTTGTTACTAATGTAGTACAAAACTTTGATTTAAAAGTTGAGAGAGATATTAATTTACTTAATCCGTATTTAATATCAACAAAACCAAATCATTCTTTCCCAACAAGTGTTGAGCCACAAAGATGGTATAATGCAGGTGTATATTTGCAAACTACAAATAAAGGAAGTCACTTAATGCTTAACAACTTTAGTGCAAAGTTGTATGCAGGACAAAATACACAAGATAATCAAGTGTTTGTAAAACCAAAACAATTTAAGGTCATATACTGGCCAAGCCACATACCATGGGGACTAACACCTAATATGAGTATGGTGGAAACCACAATGCTTGTCTGCTCGTTTAGAGCGGATGCCAAAAGATAAAAAAAGGGCGGTTAAAAACCGCCCTTTAAGTTACTCCCTACCTAAAATTAGATATTATTATACCCAATTATAGTGAACTGAGGCCACTGCCGCACCTGCTGTAGGTGAGACTGCGTTATCACTTGCATCAAAGAATGCTAACGTTACCGCCGCATTTTTTGTAAGTGAAACGTCACCATCTAGTTCGATAATATAATTACCTACAGTTCCGCTATCTGCGTCTGCTTTAGCAACAAGTGTACTACCTGAACCTGCGTTATCTTTTACAGTAATGTAATTAACACTATTACCACTAAAGGCTGTGCTTACTTTAATTACTATTTTTTCAGCATAGTAAGTTCTACCAGTAACATTAGGTACAGTACCTATTGCTCTTGTTGTAGCACCACTAGTAATTGCCGCTCTTAGTAAAAGTCCGTCACCGCCATTGTTAGCAACATAGTCAACAACTGCCGCTGAAGTTGGAACAGTAGTATCATTATCGTTATTACTAATTCCATCTGACTCATCAACAAATTTTGTTACAGTAATGCTTTCGCCACTGTCTGTTAATGAACCAAAACTTACAGCACCACTAATTGTAGCACTTGTACCAATGAGTCCAGCCGCTTCAAAATCAGTTGCCGCTAGTGTTAAATCACCAGCAGTTGATCCGTCTGCAGTTGTAGTCGCCGCTACAAATCTATCTGTACTTTGATCCCATCCTAAGAAACCGTTGTTACC